CGGCCTCGCGGTTCTCCTCCTCCGCTTCCTGGCATGTCTCGAATGCCTCTTTAGCTTCTTTTACAATATCGTCCATTATCCCATCCACGACCCGCCCGCATTATTACGATGGTCAATCTTAGGTTTTTGTCGGTTGAGCTTGGGGAATAGCTCAGTAAATGCCCATACCATAGCGTCCACTCTGTCGGGCGAACCATCGCCCTGATAACCAGCGGAAGTCATCTGGCACATCTGATCCTCCAGCTTATCGAACGTCCCGGCGTGTGATATTCTGCCCAACTGGTAGAGGGCCGAGATCGGCTCCGCTCGAACATGTTTGCCACGAGTCGCAACCACTTCTAAAATTCTAATTCCCGGTCTAACGCTTTCCAATGTGTGGCGGCACATGTCACCACCCTGATTCCGTTCTATCACGATGGCGTCTGCGCTATGCTTATCGTAGGCCGCTATTGTCTGTTCCGCCCACTGCTTAGGCGAACCGTGCCTGGATAGGTCGTCCAGAACATAGCCCTTACTGTCCTCGCCTACACCACAGACTATAATTCCATGTTCGTCTGAGCCGTCCGTATCACTTACCGCCGGGTCTACAGCTACCACTATGCGGGTCATTCCAGGCGGGTCTTTAGTCCTGCCCGAATGCAGCGTTGCTCGATCCCAGATGGCTCCTATCGCAGTTGGCTCATAGTCACCCAGCCATATATGAGCGTATCGCTCACGCTTGAACTTCTCATCGTAAACCCGCTCTGCTTCCAGTTCCTTTGGGAAGAACGGATTGCCCTCGTAATTTACCTTTATTACTTCAGCATTGGGTGGCGGTGTTTCCGACCTGAAGAACTGATCCACAGGGTCTGTTGTATGCCTGGGGTTCCAGCTAAACCATATCTCTGATTTATCTTTCCTTATCGTTGGCCTGAGAAACTCCAGAGACCTGACCGACAGGGTCTGTGCTTCCTCCACCCAGGCAACGTCCATATCATGTAATGATTTTATGCTCTCGGCGTTGTAGTCCTGCATACCCTGGAATATGACAATACCGCCGCCGGGTGTTTCAATCCCGTCGTGCAATACCCTGAAATCCTTCTCGACTCCAAGGTCTTTGATCTTGTCCTCTACCAGTTTCTTGACTGATTCCCTTAGTGTCTTTTGAACCTCCCGAACACATACAATTCTGGTCCCAGGGTTCATCACGCACTTCTCAACGGCAAGCTCCGCAAAGAAATGGCTCTTGCCCGAACCTCTTCCACCCCATGCGCCCTTATAGCGTATAGGCGGGAGTAGTTCCTCAAACGCTCTAGGTGTTGGTATTTGAAGGGTCGACAATGATCCGCTCTATCTTGTTCACCGATATATTGGTGTCTATCTGCTGGGTTTCCTTCCAGCCCATTTGTGTCTTGGCCCAGAATATAGCAGCGGACGTATCACCGGCCATTGCCTTGTTAAACAACGCCCCGCCTACCTTTGCGTTTGCCTTAACTTTGGCCGTGTCCAGTTCCCGCCTGAAATGCTTTCGTAGGGTCTTGTCGTCTATCCCGTCTCTTACAACCAGGCATATGCTTTCCTGCGGGATACCTACAGCGCACATTTGCTCGACCAGCTTCCGCTCTTCATCGGTCGGCTTGAATGTCACTCCGTTTGTTTTTCTAGGCGGCATCCTTTTTTATAGTGGGGAAGGTTGCCCCGCTACCCTCTAATTCAGCCTGTTCGCTTGGTTTAACTGGAGCGTGAAGGTCGGTGCTACCCCGCCGCTGTGACGTGGGAACGTCCATCGCTTGCTTCTCACGCTTTGGGTATGGTTGTTTTAGGTGTTCAATTTTTACCCTCATTTCATCGTCTAACGGTAATAAATATCTGTGCTTTTCCGACCCTTTTATTTTTTTAATAAAATCTTTGCCTATGTGGGACCCATATTTTGCTCGCATTGACCTACCGTGCATTCGCTTGCCAAAAACCAAATATTCATCGGCGCTATTTGTTTTCCCAGTATAGAGCCAATTCGTTGCCTGATAGATGCCGCCGTGATGACCTTGCTCCGTATCTGCAAAGCTAATAATTAAATGCACCCCCGGCGTAATCTTTTTTAGCATTATGATGGCTATTTTTATAATTCGACTAACTGACGTTTTGTGTGCTGTTAGTGCTATGCGAGAAAGCTCACATATTTCTGTTTGCTTTAGCCCATAAGGGTCGCCAAGGGACTTGTTTGCGCCCCGACTAAACAAAACAACGCCTACGAAAGTCCCGCACTCCCAAACGCCCACCTTGGCCATTTTACCGGCTGGCATAGATCGGCTGTAATGCCAATGCTCAACCGCATATTTTGCCGCCTTATGGGTTGCCCAGTCCAGCTTTAGTTCAGGCTTCAAATTCATGACCACATTCGGGGCATGTTGTTGGCGTTTTCTGGTCTAATCGTCCTTGATCGTCTTCGGACCCAGGCTCAAAATCTGGCTTAAACATAATTTCAGTTAACTCGCCTACATCAAACCCAATCAATGACAAGTCAAAATCTTCATCACTCAGACCTCCCATCTCAAGGGAGAGCATTTCCATATCCCAATCCGCATTGAGGGCCAGCTTGTTGTCTGCAATTATATATGCTTTGCGCTGGGTCTCTGTCAGGTGCGAAAGCTCGACTGTCGGAACTTTGTCCATGCCTAACTTCCGGGCAGCTAATACTCTTCCATGCCCTGCTATGATTCCCTTTTCCTTATCTACCAGGATAGGATTGTTAAACCCGAACTCCTTTATACTGGCCGCTATCTGGGCCACCTGTCCCTCTGAATGCGTTCTCGAATTACTTACATACGGAATCAGGTCTGTTGTTGCTGTCTGTTCTATCTGCAAGTGATTTCCTTAGGGAGATTATGCAAAGAACCAGAATACGCCTATGAAAAATATTACGACTATCGTTCCTAGAAGTAGCTCCCGCTTATCAATCATGCCTTCTTTTTTTTCTTGATCTTTTTCCCGGTCTTCTTGGCATACACCTTCGCGGCCTTCTTGCCCTTCTTTGAATATCCAAAAGAACGTCCGTTTACGTCTGGCATATCATACCCCCATTAAGAACAGTAAAATTGTTAGCCACATCAGTGCATACTCTCCATTTGAAAATCCATTAACCCCAGCATTCCTCTCGCCATAAACTCTTTTGCGAAGAACTCGGCCTCTGCCTTGCTGGTAAACCCGACGACAATATGGGCCTCGAATACAGCGGTGCCGTCTTTTTCAGATTCAACAACGTCGATCCTTTCGGCATCCATTCTTTCCCCCATAGAAAAACCCGCGTCCTAATTTTAGGCACACGGGTCCAAGCGCGAAACTATGGTAGTTTTAAATTGATGTCAACAGTTTAAAATCGTTCTAAAGTATATGAAGGAAAACATCGACCAGCACCGCTATGAAATCAAGTATATCCATTAACGGGACTCCCAGTTGTCTAAAGCGCATTTGTTAGCCAACGAAATTAATTCCTCTGCCTGTTCTTCAGTTGGGGCCATTGCATAACAAACAAGCATTAACTCACTGAGAGCCCCAGCGAGTGCATGTTGCGCTTGATTAGGTGTTTTATGTATTGATTTTTCAATTAAATCCAGACAAGCAACGCTTCCCTTTTTGCCAAGTTTAAAAGCCTTATCTACTTTCTGCATATTAATTTCATTCTTATCAACCATCATTTTTTCTCCTGTAGTTTCTTCTCAAGTTCCTTCAATTCCTGATTGGCTTCCAGAGTATCTGGCACCCACACACATTTCCGCACCAACCCCTTTCCACTCTGCTTGTTTCTAAACACGGCATTTCTTTCAGCGGAACTCTTTGCCATTAGCTCGCCTCCTTCGCTTCACGAATGTTCCATTTTGCTGATTAGCTTTGCTCCTTATCCGTTAAGGCTAGTGAGGGTCTGCTATCCAACACTGATCAATGTAACTAAAATGGTGATACATACTCTCGTCCTCGGCAACGACTTGAACGAATGGCATCGGACTTCCCTGTTTTTGTCTTCTACGCATCAGGGTTCGTGCGCGGCTTTTGGCTTTACTCAAGTTACAAAAACCATCTTCAAAATTATCGCCGTCTTCGATCCAGTAAATCATTCTACTGCCCTCACTTCCGTCACTGTTAACTCTACCCTGTCAGGATACTCTGTATAATCAGGTTCATCAGGGTTTATATTTACGTGATCCACTCCCAGTGTATCTAGAAACTCTTCCCATTTATGATTAATGCCGCGTGATTTTTCAAACGTATACCGCTCTAAAATTATTTTCTTCATCTGTTTTCTCCTTTCACCCTTAAAGCCCCTGCGGCATTATCCGTTAGGGGCTGTTCCGTTAGGGCTATTGTTTGTTAAGTGTTTGCTATGAAGGTTAATGCTGCTACGGCATTGTTGCATCGGAAAACACGCTCATCATTATATTGAGCAAACCATTCATTGGTGTTTCCGCCAGCTTCTTTTCCACCGCAAATCATAAAAGGTACTTGGTTCATGGTGCCTTCCCATTTACCCGCGCCGGTCTTTTCAATCGTGTCAATCCGGTTGAGGTCATAATATTTGCGACCGTTAATAATAAAATTTTTGTTGTTGTAATACGTCGTCTCGGTTTTGATTGTGGTCATTTGTTTTCTCCGTTTCAATAAAGATAATATACGTTAGTGCTAACGATACGTCAACTAAATAATGACAAAAAAGTAAAGAAAAATTGACAGGTTTTAGGAGCGTTCCCACCTGTAGAAAAGGTGAGAGCCTATCTTCGCGGTGAAGGTTTTATAGATTTTCCAGTCTGGCTGGACGTAATCGGCGTGATAGTGAGTCGCCCCGGAGGTAACGTCCTCTATACGCCCTTCCAGCACCAGCCGCGCTATCAATACGGAAAATTCAAAAGCTGGTTTATTCATGGGTTTGTCACTAAGGCCATCGCACCACCAACTGAACTGGCATTGATTCCTAATTGGATTGCCTCGGTATGTCTTTGATTGTTTGACTACAGCGCAGATGTCATTCGGATAGCGTTCGTCTTTTACTCGATTGAGAACAACGTGAGCGGGCGCGGCCATAGCAAAAACGTCAGGCTCACCTCTGGCCTCAAAATAGACATTCAAAGCTAAACAAATTAACGCCGCGCTCATTAATAATCCCTGATAGCTGTTGAGAATAATTTCCAGTCACACTCGTCGCCCTCGACGATACAATTCACAATCATATTTAAACCTGGAGACCCGAACCGACCCAGAACCGCGCCCGACCAGATTAAATATCTTTTAACCTCCTTAGGCTCTTTCTCGGTATTCGTGCCACTCGTCCCTCTCGGACAATCCAGCGTGGCATAATCCAGCGATTGGAAATCAACCTCGCTGCGAATATACTTTACCGCCCTCCTGATGCCCCAGACCGATTCCAGTAAAACTGAGTGGAGCTTTTTACTTTCAGCCCATACTAAAATAGGATCACGTCGCGCCTTCTTTAAAGTTTCCTTGGTCGCCCACTGATAGGCCTTCTGACTTTGCTCTGAAATATCAATCATGCGTTAGCCGCTTTCGGCCAAACTATATCCCTCGCCCATTGCTTCCCCTCGCTGTAGGCATCCTGGACTTTCATTGCCCTTTCC